CAACGTACCGTCACGTTTGCGAACTTGTGTGTAAGGTGTTGTCATTTTTTATTAATATGTTTCTAATTTTTAAACTTTTCATTTTTAAAAATTATTAATCAAATATTTTTTGTATCTCCTCATTATATGACAACTTTGATGCCTTGATTGTATCACGCCCATCTTTATCAACATTCTTCGGGTTTCCTCCCCTTTTCATTATTTTACGAACCAACAATAGACAGTTACATTCCACCGCCCATCTCAGCAAATCAAAACCTTTATCATCTTGTTGATGAATATCATAATTCACTAAATGATCAAATATCATATGCACCAACCAATCATCTCTAAGAAATAACATTGCGTTCAAAAATGGTGTTCCACCAGTATTATCCTGTATTGTAAAATCAGCTCCATGTTTGATCAAACTTGTGATAATTCTATCCGAATTTCGATTGATAAATGTTAAATGCAATGGTGTTCTCCCTGAAAAATCACGAACATTTACACAAATACCCGGTATACTCAATAATTTATCCACAACATCAGGAAAATCTTGTTGTGTTGCATAATGTAGTGCTGTCATACCTGCAGGATCACCTTTTCCCCAAAGATGACGACCACCCTGACTATTAATCAATTGTGGCAATGTTGCACCAACTCGACGATTCCAAGTGTTTAAATCCATCCGATATCTTTCAAAAGGTATGGACATTTCATTTTTTGTTAATGGTTTGACTCTAACTAATTCAGCACATGTAATTAAATAATTTAATAATACGATAGCGTGATATTCCCAGTCATTCATACATGGCCAATGCCAATGTTCAAACATAACATAATCCCAGTTTGCCAATTTTCCAGTTGGAATTTTATTATAATTGATTGATAAATTATTATGATTAATTACGTCTGTTCCATTAGATTTAATACTTGCATATTGACTATATCGTGTTTTATTCTGTCGATCAAATTTTGTTTTTATATTTCGTGCAAGTTGTTCAAAAGACATTCTTTAAATTTTGTCGTAACTTTATTTTAAAAAATCATTTTTTTTTTAAAATAAATTAATCTAATCAGATGATCTAATCAGATGATTTTGATTTTTTCTTTGTTTGTTTTTTTGCAGATATTTCTGTTTCAACAGGTACATTAACATCTTCATTCGTTGTTTTATCTTTCTTTTGATCTTCCAAATAATTTGCATAATCAATAATCGCTTTTAGTTTTTGGTTTAAACCACCTACATCTTGAAATTCATCCGGTTTGAATGCACCTCTTTGCGCACATGCTTGAAGAATTTGATACATAAACGCAACCTCATTTATTGTAATAGTTTCTGGAGGTTTTTCAAATAATTTTTCATTATCAGACGACATTTTATATTTGTTTTGTTGTTTTTAAAATATATTAAAAAAAATATAGATGAGAAACAGAATATGATAATTTTTATAATATTTTTTTTATGTTATGTTATAATAAATGTAATTTGAAAATTATAATAATGATATGAAAAAAAAAACCAACAGATTATAATTTAATTATAAATTACAAACAGCATAATAAGTAAAAATGACTATACTAGTTTTTAAATCATCATTATATCATAAATAACAATAAACATATTAGTAAATTAATATTAGAAATTAAAATGTCATATTTACTTTTAAGATACATTCAGCAATATTTTATTTTATTTATATTAAAAACCAGTATCTTGAATTTTATATAATTATATAATTATATAATTATATAAAATTTTTATCTAAATTCAAATCTATGTTTGTCTAAAATTAAATTATGTTAATATAAATTATGACAAAATATTTATCTTATATCTTAGTTGATAAATTAAACACCGATATAGTAACATATATTTTTTCAATTTTACAAAATGATACTAAAATATGCAAAACGTGTAATAAAAAAATAAATTGGTATGATAATATCATATATGCTAACTATAAAAAATGGACTTATTGTAGTAAACAATGTTTTAATTTCATATAAATAATTAATATATAGTTATATTAATTACCTTTTATTTGTTCTTTTTAGTTCTGGTGGTGTTATTTCTAACATATCTGCTTCAAATACCAAATTTTCGACTTGACAATCAATACAATAAGCAAATTCAGGATAATCTTTGTCTGTGGTGACTGGTCTTAATTTATTACAACTATCACAAAAACCTAATATTTCATCTTTTGAACATTTTTGCATCTTTCTTATATCAAATTTTTTTTCAAATTCTTCATCTGTTATTTTCATTGCATTTTCATCAATTTCATCATGAGTTCTTTTAGACATCTTACTTTTATATATAAATATTTGTTTTTTTTTTCATTTTTATAGGTTAACCAATATATTTACAGAAAATTAGCAACTACATGTATTTTAACGTAATTATATTTAATCAAGGCATTGATATCTATGTACCTTCAGGAAAACTTAAATTAACTTTATTCTTGATTTTTATTTACAATGGGCTATCATGTAATCGAATGCTGCCACGCCAACAGCCACATATATAGGACCACCGGCAGCTGCAACTACTATTCCAACAAACAGCATCCAACTATCAAAGCAGTACAACATACTGCTGATGCAATTACACCTAGCACTTACTAATCATGTAATCGAATGCAACACCAGCAGCAGTCATACATAAATCACCAGCGGCAGCTGCAACTTCTATTCCAACTAACATCAATCCACCTATCAAAACAGTACAACATATTGCTGATGCAATTACCTGGGCAGTTACTTCTCCTGCAGGATGTTCTCTAAACCACTTACAAATATCAAAATTTTCACGCGAATTAAAACCATAATTTTCTTTTTGTATTGCATCTTCAAATATTTTTTTATAAACTGCTGGATGTTCTGACTTATCATTATTTTCTAAAATATTTTTAATTCTATTATGTTCAGTTGGATTGTTAAGTTTCATATCATGTAAATGTCCAAATAAGTTTAACATCATATGAATATATAGATTAGCTTTGTCATCTGTAACATTGATTACATTTTCTGTTAAATTCTTAATAATCAGTTTATCTAATTTTGTATTACCTTTACATGCATTTTCTATACGTTGATTTAGAATTTCAAAATTAGTTTTCATATTTGCATCCTTTTCTACTGCTTCAAATTTTTGTAATATTATATTACAAGTAGATTTTTTTGGTTTTTTTATTAAAAAAACACATAATAATACAACTGTTATAATAACACACACACAAGTTACTACTATTATAATTTTAGTAGATTTTGGTAAATTATTTATTTTTTCAATTATTGTCATTTTTTAATATAAGATTTATAAAAAAAAATTTTTAATTAATATATTTATTTATTTATTTGATTTTATTTAATTATGAAGGCATTATTATTTCTGAACCTTCTGAAATATCGAAATTATGAACTAAAAATAATAAATCAACAATTGTCCATTTTCCTGCTGTTGTCCGGGATTGTAAATCTTCTATACACTGGTTTACTCCTGGTCTATGGCTCTCCCGGGTGGCCCAGTATCGCGACGCCGCTTGATCAGGGTCAAAATTAAATAGGATTTCACTCGCTTCCGCGCAAATCCCACTCCCGCCTTCTGCTAATAAATCAAAAATATCCAAACCATCAATTTCTATGTTTTCATTTTTGTAGAACAGATAATGTAATTGATCTGCTCTCTCCTCACTACCAGCAGGGCCCTGTGCGTCATTTGGACCATAACTTTCTTGTGATTTTGCTGCTGCTATACGTTGTTCTATTTTTGCAAGTGCTGATTTAGCTTTATTAATTACTTTTGTTTTATGTTCTTGTGTCATAGTACTTTGGTCTACCATAAGTGATGCAATTATATTTGTTAATGCATTTTTTAACGAGTAATGATATCCACCTGCTTTATTATGAAAATTATGATTTGTATTATTTGATACTTGATGATTACCACATGATCTTGTTTCAAACTGAGTGCAGTTTGAAGAATAACCATTTTTTACCAAATGATGTCCTGTTCCTGTATTTGTGTTATTATGGGTAAGTGATTCATAATTACGTGGTTGAGCAACAGGAACATTTGATACACCCATGTTAAAAGATATGGGTGTGTTTGACGGAGTCATTCCGTTGTATGTATTAGATACTGAGCTATATTGTGCTGACATATTTTTATTTATGGTAAATAAAAATATTTATTATAAAATTTACGATTTTGAACAATTTCTTGTTTCAATTATTGTCATTTTTTAATATAAGATTTATAAAAAAAAAAATTTATCAATTATATTTTTACTTGATTATATTTAATTAAGGCATTGATATCTCTGTACCTTCGCTTACACTTAAATTAACAATTAAAAATACTACATCAACAACTGTCCATACTGCTCCCGCTGCCGCGGCTGTACCTACTGCCGCACAACCACCACATATAGCAGCAACTACAAGAGCTCTTGCCGGCAATGTTGGACCGGGAAATAAAGCTGCACAACCACCAACACATGCACTACATGCACTCTCCATAAGTACATGTAAAAGTGCATCCGCTCCAATATGAATATCAATTTCAATTAATAGATCTGCATTTTGATTTGCTCTTGCAGTACTCCATGGCGCGCCTCTTGCTGCCTCGCTTTCACCATAACTTTCTTGTGATTTTGAAGCTGCTATACGTTGTTCTATTTTTGAGAGTGCTGATTCAGCTTGATTAATTACTTTTGATTTATGTTCTTGTGTCATAGTACTTTGGTCTACCATAAATGGAAGATTTGTACCTAATTCATTAGAGTTTTGTGGAGGTGGTGAATTATCTTTATGTGCTGCAATTATATTTGTTAATGCATTTTTTAATGCATAATTATATCCACCTGCTTTATTAATTTCTTTTGCTAATTTTTCTTTGGTAATATGAAAATTATGATTTGTATTATTTGATACTTGATATTACCACATGATCTTGCTTCAAACTGAGTTCAAGTTTAAGAATAATTATTTTTATCTAAATGATGTCCTGTGCCTGTATTTGTGTTATTATGTGTAAGTGATTCATAATTACGTGGTTGAGCAACAGGAACATTTGATACACCCATGTTAAAAGATATGGGTGTGTTTGATGGAGTTATTCCGTTATATGTATTAGATACTAAGCTATATTGTGCTGACATATTTTTATTTATGGTAAATAAAAATAATTTACAAAAAATTTACGATTTTGAACAATTTCTTGTTTCAAACTGAGTGCAATCTGGAGAATAACCATGTTTTACCAAATGATGTCCTGTGCCTGTATTTGTGTTATTAT